TGGGTGACGCAGCTATTCAAGCTGAAATACTAAAAGGCTTTCAAGCACCTGCACCACAACCAGCAGGTCCAGAAGGTCAAGGTGTACAGGACGTAGCTGATACATCTGGAGGTGGAGGTTCACAAATAGGAGTGGGTACAGCACCACTACCTGAAGAACAAGGATTTACAGGAAATGCACCTCAAGCAGTTGGTCAATGATAAAGAATGTTACGATCAGTTTTTACAACACTTGGATGATTTAATCTATCTAAGACAACGTGCATTAGAATCAGCAAATGATTCCACTACAATGTACAGACAGCAGGGTGCAATAGATGTACTTAGAAAGCTGAAGCTACTAAAGGAGACAGTAAACAGTGGCTAATAGACGTAGAACCGATACCGAAGGTAAATACAAAAAGCGTGTAGAAGAAGCTGAAACCTACAAAGATATTGCAGGTGTGCTTCCCGGTATTGGAACTGCGATTACTGTTTCTGATATAGAAGATGAACTAAGTAAAGAAGATCCTAGCTATCTCAAAGTTGGTATACTAGGAGCGTCAGAAGCTGCAGGTTTAATTCCTGGTATAGGTGGTGTTGCTAAAACACTAATACGAAAAGGCGCACAGAGACTTGATGACGCAGCAGATATAGTTAATGCTGAAAAACTTGTAGATGATGCAGATGCTATGAAGCAGTGGCAGGAAGCAAATAAGCTACCAGAGACAAAAAGACAGGCTAACCCTACTGCTGCACAACAAGCTGCAAATGATTTGTTTGAAGGAAAGATAACATCAAAAGAAGCACGTGAGCGTATTGGTGATGCAATACCTAAACCAAGAGAATTTACTGCAGAAGAAGTAATGGAAATGATGCCTAGTGTTACTCAATTAACAGGGTCACTGGGCAAAAAAGCAGGTAAGTATGGTATACTTGGTGTAAAAGGTTTTGACTTAGAAGCAGGACAACAAGTATCTTCTAGACTAGATATTCCTGCCTACAATAACTACGACACTTGGGTAGTGTCTATACATGATGGCACAAAAGATGCAGGTAGTGTTGTAGGTTTTGGTCAAGCTATAAGATTAAAGAATATTAGATTTGGCTCTAAGTCAAAAGAGGCATTAGACATAGCAAGAGGCAAACGTAGAACACCATCAGGTGAAGATAAACCTATGGGCAAGTCTACGATAGCACGTGTGTTTGGAGAATATGTACCAGAAAATCCATATGATTTGCAGGAGAAAGCTGCAGACATCATAGCCTCTGGTTCAGATGAATGGACACAGGTAGGGATGAACCCATACAGAGGAAGTGGGTTCTATATAAAAGAAACAGGACAACCTGTGTTTGAGGCTGATGAAGTAATACAAGTTGGCGCATTAGTATTAGCAAAAAATGTAAAGAAACCCACCATAACTCAAATGAAAGAGCTTGGTGTTAAAACAGCAGATGGAAAAACCAGACTATTTAATGAGGGCGGTATGGCACTAGAAGAACAAATGGATATGAACTTTGGCACAGGGGAAGTAGATCCTGTATCAGGAAACGAAGTACCAACAGGGTCATTACCTGAAGAGGTTAGAGATGACATACCTGCACAGTTAAGTGAAGGTGAGTATGTTGTACCTGCAGATGTTGTAAGATACTGGGGTGTAAAAGTATTTGAGGATATGCGTAGAGAAGCCAAGATGGGCTTTGAACAAATGGATGCAGATGGACGTATCGGTGGTGAACCTATGGAGATGGAGCTAGGTGACATGGGCTTAGAGCTATCTGATCTTGAAGTAATGGAAATGCCTGACGATATGCCTGAACCAGAAGAAGCTTTCTTGGGTAAATTCTTTGCAGGTCTAAGAGAGTCAAACAAGAAAGCAGCACAACAATCAGTAAGAGATAGATTTCAAGCAGCTAAAGACAGAAAGTCTGTAGAGCAAATAAAAGCAGGTACAAACAAAAAGCCTAAGTTTAAAAACAGGGCTGAAGAAATATTGTACAATCTGCGTAATAGAGGCAGCAGCAGTGATGATCGTAGACCAACACTAACAGAAAAACCTTCTACATCTGATGATGTTAGATCTTCTGGAACTATAGCAGAACAAATAAACTTTGGTGGTGACTACGATAAAAATAAAAAGACAAAACCTAAAAAGGTAAAACCCGGTGGTAGAGCTACACCTTTTGTAGACGATGCTCCAGAAAAAGAAGGAGTAAACCTTAGAGCGCAAGAAAGCTTTGGCACAAGGTTTATGAAGGGTTTAGGCTTTGATGAGGGTGGTGATGTTAATCCTACCTACGAACAAAAAGGTGGCTTTGATATGACTGATGCAAAACCTATTGAAGGTGTAGCAGCAGGTGAAGTTACCGAAGGTATGACTATGGAGGCTAGGATATATGTAAACGAAGCAGGGCATGAGATTACTATCATGTTTGCAAACGGTGTACCTATTACTCCAATCCCTGCAGGATACTATCCAAAAGCAGAAACAGTAACCCCTGAAACAGGAACACAATCGGGTGGTGGTAACGATGATCCACCTGAAACACCACAACCACAAGCAATCAACTATAAAGAGTTGAGTATTACTGAACTTACAGAAATGGTAAAAGAGCAAGGCGATATAAAAGGCAATGTTATGGCAACAGTGGTCGGTGCGCTAAATCCATTCTTAGGTATAGCTGCAAAAGCAGCAATGGTACTACACCAGAAAAACATAGAGAAAGAATTAAAGCGTAGAAGAGAAGATCCTACTACCACTAATGTAGATCAAATGCGCTTAGACAATTTGATAGAATATACAGAAAGAGAGAAACCAAACTTCCTTGACAAGATTACAGGTAAGGCTTTTGAGAAAACTGTATCACAAATACCTAAACCAAAAACTCCTGATGAAGACTACAGTGATCCTACTATGGCTCCTTCTGTTGCACAACCTTACACACCAGAAGCAGAAACACCTACGGTTACTCAACCTGAAGTAACAAGTGAACCTCTTGTTCCGGGTACAGGGTCAACTCTAGATGAAATACTTGCACAACCCACACAATCAAATGCTACAAAAGAAATACAAAATATAGCTGATGAATTGACCAAGCCGCAAGTCAGAGGTAATACTAGACTTGAAAAAGACGCTCAACGTAGAAGAGACAGACAAAACGAAAACAAAAACATGGTAGGTAAATCTACTCAAAGAAAAACAGATCAAGCAAAAAGCGCAACACGTGGGCTAGGTTCTACACAGAAAAAAGGTAGTGCAGGACTAGACAGTAGGTTTGGTATTTCAGGTCTGAAGGATGGAGGACTCACAACCAAAAAAGGTAAGAAGAAAAAATAAATGATACTATTTGGCTATCCTGTACTTGTCTACGATAACGTCTTAGGCGAGCAGGAAAGAGAACGAGTTCACCAAGAATGTATAGCAATAGAAAAAGCAGATACAAAAACTAAAGCGATATGGGATTGTGATGTTTATACAACATGTTGGGATTCTGACATGCAAGACAATCCAAAGTTTAACTATCCTTTAAATGTATTTACAGATAAAACTAAACATTTTTTAAACGTACATGGTGTTGAAGAAAGTCCAGTACTAGAGGGTGCTTGGTTTAACTCTTATAGGAAAGAGCAGTTTCAGGATCAGCATACACACTTCAACACACATGTATCTGCTGTATACTTTCTTAGCGCACCAGAAGGTTCTGCTCCTTTGAAGTTCCACAATCCTGTACCCAGTAACTTTCAAATTGCTATGACATTTAAGAATGACCATCTAAGACCCTTAAAATATATACAGGCAGTAGATGATAGACTTGTTGTATTTCTATCCGCTACGCCACATTCAGTTCCGCAAGGATATAACGAAGATCCTAGATACAGCATTGCTATAAACTACGGCATCACAGACCACAATAACTATAAGGCTACTCAGCTACCTAGCTGACCCCAACATAAAGGAGAAAACAAATGCCTATAAGTGAAGAAGCGAAAGCAAACCCAATGGTAAAACCTGAAATCCCAAAAGTAATGATGGGTAAAGGTGGATACCTAACTAATGAAGAACGCATCAAGAAAGATGAAGAAGAGCTTTTAGCTCTAAAGAAAGAAGCACTAGGTATAACAGATGAAGAAAGTACTGAAGATAAACCCAGTAGCGAAGAGCCTAAAGCTGAACCAGTACAGGCAGAGAGTGATACCGAACAAAAAGAAGAACCCAAAGCAGAAGCACAAGAAGAAAATTTAAGTGCCGAAGAGAAGAACTTCAAAAAACGGTATGGTGATCTACGTAGACACTCACAGAAAAAAGAAGAAGAGTTCAATGCAAAGTTAGCAGCACTGGAAGCAAAACTAGAAAAAGCTACTAAGCAAGAACTTGTGCTGCCTAAGTCTGATGAAGAACTAGAAGCATGGGCTAAACAGTATCCTGATATTGCAGGTATCATAGAAACTATTGCAGACAAAAAATCTAAAGCATCTGCTGAAGACTTAGAAAAACGTATGGCTGATTTAGAAGAGCTACGTGTAACTGCTACAAGAGAGAAAGCAGAAGCAGAACTAATTAAAATGCATCCTGATTTTATACAAATACGTGAAGATGATACTTTTCATAACTGGGCAAAAGATCAGCCAAAGTGGGTACAGGATGCACTATATGAAAATGTAGATGATGCAAAATCTGTAGCACGTGTAATAGATTTGTATAAAGTTGACAAAGGTATAACTAAAGTTAAGAAGGGCGGTTCAGATAAAGCTGCAGCATCTTCTGTAAAAACTAAAAGTGCAGCAGTACCAGAACCTGATGAATCAAGTAAATACGTCAAGGAGTCAGACGTAGCTGCAATGTCAATTAAAGAATACGAAAAGCGTCAAGAAGAAATATTAGACGCTCAACGTAATGGAAGATTTATTTACGATATATCAAGAAAGTAGTTGACAATCAAGATATTGTAGATAAAACTATAGCATATACACAACAACTAAAGTGTGTATGCTTTATTCAAGCACTAGCCACACAAAAGACTTACCTCCAAGTATAAGCCCAACGCAGATAGGAAGCGCATCCTAGAAGCAATGTTGACTACCTTACTACGAAGAGCCTCTTCGGGTGGATATGTAGTGTACTAACCCCACGCCATATCTATAAAGGAGATTTTAACTATGGCTATAGCATCAGCAAGTGGAGGCTTTGACGGCAATTTTAGCCCGATCATGTACTCCAAACAGGCGCAGATTGCTTTACGCAAATCGTCTGTAATTAGCGCAATCACCAACAACTCATACTTTGGTGACATTGCAAATCAGGGTGACGTTGTACGCATCCAAAAAGAGCCAGACGTAACTGTTAACGCATTACAGCGTCACACAGCTATTTCTGTAGAGAAACTAGACGACAGTGACTTCCAGTTAACCATTGACAAAGCTAACTACTTTGCTTTCAAAATGGATGACATTGAAGAGCAGTTCTCACACGTTGACTTCGTAAGCCTAGCTGCAGACAGAGCAGCATACAAAATGGCTGACGCTATTGACGTAGACGTTCTATCTTACATGTCAGGTTACGACACATCAGGTGCGTTAATCACAACTGTGTCAGGAACTGCACAACACCCAACATCAAGCGAAATCAACGGTGAATTTTTAAAGACTAACCAGTTGGACGCTACTGATATGGGTCAACTAGGTTCTGCCGACTCTGCATCAACAGCATACGCTACTGGTGACTCTATTCCACTAGCAACACGTTTGCCCGGTGCAACTTCACTATCAACAGCTACTGTATCACCATTGACAGTTGTCGCACGTATGGCACGTCAAATGGACACAGCAAATGTTGACTCACGTGGACGTTGGTTGGTAGTAGATCCAGTATTCATGGAAATGCTAAAAGATGAAGACTCACGTCTTCTCAATGCAGACTTCGGTGGATCAGGTCTACAGAACGGTCTTGTAATGAACAACTTACACGGCTTCGCAGTACACGTATCTAACAACCTACCTTCAAAAGGTACAGGCCCAGGTACATCAGGCGCACTTGCCCAAGACTCTAACTACGGTGTGATCTTGGCAGGACAGCAAGAAGCTGTAGCAACTGCAGAGCAGATCAACAAAGTTGAGAACTACAGAGATCCTGACTCATTCGCAGACATTGTACGTGGTATGCACCTTTACGGACGTAAGATCCTACGCCCACAAGCATTGGTGTCAGCTATCTACAACGCTGCTTAATTAAGACAAACTTAGAGGCTGCTTTCGGGTGGCCTCTTTGCACATCAACTCATATAAGGATATCTCCAAATGGCGATTACAACGGCAATGTGCAACAGCTTCAAGCAAGAGCTACTTGGAGGTGTTCACGACTTAGATACAGATACTTTAAAAATAGCTCTAATTAAACCTTCACAGTCAGGTACTTATGGTGCAGCCACTACAAACTATTCTGACGTAACAGGTAACTCTGATGAAGCTACAGGTACAAACTACACAGCAGGTGGACAAAACCTAGATAGTGCAGCAATATCACTATCAGGATCTACAGCAATAGTTGACTTTGCTGATGAAGTTTTTACAAACTTAACGATTTCAGCAGCAGGTTGTATCATATATAACTCTTCACAAAGTAATAAAGCAATAGCAGTATTTGACTTTGGGGGAACAGTTACATCTACATCTGGTGACTTTACAGTTGTTTTCCCGACTGCAGACGCATCAAGTGCTGTGATCCGAATAGCATAAAGGTAAAGTGCAATGGCATTAATATTAAAAGATCGTGTAAAAGAAGGAACCACCACTACAGGCACAGGCGCAATAAGTCTAGCAGGTGCAGGGGCTACCTTCAAAGCATTCACAGACTACATGTCCAATGGTGACACGACTTATTACGCCATTGCACATACTGCTTCAGGCGTAAATGAATGGGAAATAGGACTAGGAACTTGGAACACAGGTAATACATTAAGTCGTACTACAATACTTGCGAGTTCTAACTCCAACAATGTAGTCAACTTGTCTTCAGGTACTAAAGACATCTTTATGACATACCCTTCAGACAAGGCTGTGTTTACAGATGCAAGTGGCAACCTGACTGTATCAGGTAATCTAACAGTTAGTGGCACAACAACTACAGTAAATAGTACAACTACTACTGTAGACGATCCTGTGTTTACAATAGGTGGTGACACAGCACCCTCATCAGATGATAACAAAGACAGAGGCATAGAGTTTCGTTGGCACGATGGATCTTCAGCTAAAGTAGGTTTCTTTGGCTTTGATGATAGCACAGGTAAATTTACATTCATACCAGATGCAACAAACTCAAGTGAAGTATTTAGTGGTTCAGCAGGTACTATTGTAGCTGCACTAGAGGGCAATGCGTCCACAGCAACTACACTAGCAACAGCTAGAAACATTGCAGGTCAATCATTCGATGGTTCTGCTGACATTAATATACCACCTACAAGTCTAACAGGTGTTACAGCAGATGCAACAGAGATTAACACACTAGACGGTATTACTGCAACAACAGCAGAACTTAACCTGTTAGATGGAGTTACAGCTACTACAGCAGAGTTGAACTATGTAGATGGTGTAACCTCTGCTATACAAACACAAATGGATACCAAAGGTGGTATTAATAGTATAGCAGTTACTGTTGTTAACTCTGGTGGAAACAAGTATGCTCTTGACGGAACAGTACAACAAACAGCTTTATTACAAAAAGGTGTAAGGGTAAGGTTTGATCAAAGTGACTCAAGCAACGCAGGTCACCCACTAAGACTAAGTACTACATCAGACGGTACACACAATTCAGGTTCAGCGTTTTCCACAGGAGTTACCGTTGTAGGAACTCCGGGTTCAGCAGGAGCCTACACAGAAGTAATGCTTGAGCAAGATGCTCCAGATTTACTGTATACATATTGTACAAACCACTCAGGCATGGGAGCCAAAGTATATAGCGGAAAAGATTGGAGTACATTAACTTCTACTATAGCTGAGTTAAACATTCTAGATGGTGTAACTTCTACTGCTGCAGAACTCAACATACTTGACGGTGTTACTTCCACAGCAGCAGAACTTAACATACTAGATGGAGTTACTTCAACTACAGCAGAACTAAATATTCTTGATGGTGTAACATCAACAGCAGCAGAATTAAATCTTGTAGATGGTTCTAGTGCAGGTACTATAGTTAATAGTAAAGCTGTAGTTTATGGATCATCAGGTGAAGTAAATGCTACTACACTACAAATAGGCGGCACAGCTATTACATCAACTCCTGCAGAGATAAACTTACTAGATGGCGTAACTGCAACAACAGCAGAACTTAACATCTTAGATGGTGTAACTTCTACTGCTGCAGAGCTTAACATTCTTGATGGAGTTACAGCAACCACAGCCGAACTAAACATTTTAGATGGTGTAACTTCTACTGCTTCTGAGTTAAATATCTTAGACGGTGTTACAGCAACAACAGCCGAACTAAACATCATGGATGGAGTTACAGCAACTACGGCTGAACTAAATCTTATGGATGGTGTAACCGCCACCACAGCAGAACTAAACTACGTAGATGGTGTAACTTCAAATGTACAGACACAGCTAGACGCAAAAGTTCCTCTAGCAGGTGGGTCAATGACAGGTGCATTACGTCATGCTCAAAACAATCTAACCGCAATCGGTTCTAC